AAACCAACTTCTTAATCCAATTACCTTTATCATCTAGGATCATAGGCATTAATCTTGGAATACCATCTATAATCATTCCGCAACCTATTATAAATCTAGTTTTAAAATTTTTGGCATAAGCAAATGCCATTGATTTTTGATTAATAAGACAACCAACATTCATACCAAAAAATATATTATCTGGATTGGCCCAATAAGAGATAAGAAACTTAGTATGATAATGGCCCTGTACACAACTCATACCCATTGCTTGTGATACCTTTAATACATCTGCTGATCTTCCATGAGTAAAAAAACATCTTTTACCATTAGATAATGTTAAAGTTAAATCATCAATCCATTCCCATTTTTTAGTACCAAGAAAATCACCATAATCTTTTAGAAATTCTTTTGACATACCAAACTTTAATGCACGTCTATAAACAAGACTAGAGTGGTTACTATCTACTTCTACCATTTTAGGAAATATATCTTCTAGTTCTTTAATGTATTTTCTAGCTTCTTTTAATTCATGCCCTGCGCTAAATAAATCTGGATTATGTTCATGCATAGATATGGCATGGAAATCTAATAGATCACCTATATTAACAATCATGTCTGGTTTATATTCTTTTTTTATTTCTCTTAAAAACTCTATGCTATCCTTATGATGGTAAGGAACGTGCATATCACTAATCACTAATATTCTTTTGTTCATATAACTCCGCAGGAGAACCATCAATCTGTTCTTCTAATTGTTTAAGTTGTTCTTTAGGATCAATAAATTTAACAATGCCATTTGAAATATGAACATCATTAATTATTTCAACAGTTTCATTTTTTCCGTAATTAACAATTACGTCTTCTATGATTAACATAACTAAACTTATAGTTTAATTTTTAATATTTGCAACTTCTCATTGTTGAGGAAAGTTCGTTAGCACGTTCTGGAGTTTGTTCGGCCCAAACACTATCTAACATTTCATCTGCGGCAGTATCCCAATCTTCTTCTTTAACAGCTTTTAATGTATTTTTAAATTTAGATACACCTGTCATACCCAATTGAAATACCATCTCAATTATGACACATTTGGCTTTGTAATTCATATCTTGATTACCTAGTAATTTTTCAGCACCAACTACAGCATTAGTAAAATCTATTTCAAAGTAATCGTTTAATAATTTTTGTGAGTATGTATGTCCTTCTACAAAAGGATCATTTTCCTTGACTAAATGACCGTACCCAATTGTGGCAAAACCTAGACTATCTTTGTAAACAACATTTCTAAAACCCTCATGTTCTTTAATACGGTCTTTTAGTTCTTCATACATTATGATGATTTTTTCTTAAACCCAGACTTCATGTTACTGTATGCTTTAGCAGTAATTGTACTTTTAGATTTTGGTCTAGATGTACCTGCTTTTTTTCTAGCATTGATGTTTGCGTATAAACCTTTTTTAGCCATTGTATCTCCTATTTTTTGTTTCTAAAGATTTGTGTACCTTTTATACCATAAATACTCGCCACGACAAGTATCCAAAGATTAGTGAACCATGACGGAAGCTGTGAAAACATATCAAAAAACAATTGAACTTTATCCATTGCTGTAGGATCATCCGATATCACGGCCCACGCAAGTACCAACACGGGCAAACTTAAAATTATAAGAACCGCCTCATCTTTCCAGTCCGATTGACGAGCCTCTAACAATTTGCCTTCGTATTGTTTTTCACCTTTTGCCATAGCTTCTGCATGACGCATTTGAGCATCTGACATAAGCATTTTAGTTTGTTGTTTATTTTTGTATATGTGAGTACCAGCTTTTAGTGCTAATGATATTGCATTTAACCACATAAATTATCCCCAGAATTTAAAAAACTTTCCTGTTCCTAATATAATAGCAACTAATGAACCAATTGCAAATATAGCTTTTATGCCGCCTTTACCCATATTTACTTGGGCTTTTAAATCTTCTATGTCTTTTGAGTTTTTTAATACTAATTCTTTTACTTCATCTAGTTTAAAAGCAATCATTTTATGTGATGCAGATACAGGAGTTTTTTTTACTATTTTTTTCTTACGCATCTTTACCCTCTTTGCACCAAAATCTAACGTGTAATTTATGTTCATTAATCATATTAAAATCTGTCTTTCCTAAATATTCAACACTTGCTGAATAGCCGTATATAGCACATTCTGCATAATTATTAAACAATTTTTGGTACTGAATTGGTTGTGTACATTCACCATTTATGCCAGAACACATTTGTAATATAAGTAAAAATTTAGTCATTAGCTAACCTATCCATATGATTATAAATTCTACCTATTTGTTTATCTACAGACATTATTTCTTCAGTAAGCATACCAACATGAACTTGTAATTCTACAATAGTTATCAATACATAAGTAGATAAACCTAAAAGAATTGTACCAAGTAAAGCAATCATAGCTGTGTTGTGTTGTCGTTTCATTTAGCAATTTTACCTTTATTAATACCTTTTTTAATTACATAATTTTGTGTACCATTAGCACCATGATTTACTTCTTTTTTTAAAAGTTTAAATACATTCATCTCTTTAAGTTTTTTTTCTGTATGCTTTTTAAATTGCTCTAATACTTTTGTATCTCTCATTTCTTTTTTCTCTTTCTTCTTAATATCTTTACTCTTGATTGCCATAACCAAACAGAAAATTTAATTGAGTATGTTTCTAAAAATGAAAATATATTATCCAGACCACCAAAAAATTTTAATAAAAACCTATCAATCATGTCGCTGGGCCTCCTAAAAAAGCCAATAAACACATAAGTATTATTAATATTGCTGTAAATCTGTAATCCATAACCTCCTATTTTATCAGAATAAGAGGTTAATTGGTATTATTTTTTCTTTTTGGAGTAATCCCTAGCCTTAATCATTTCAAGGTACTGTATGGCCTTCTTTATGTCTTCTAGACCCCCTTTTAAGCCATGCCTACATATGTATTTGATGGCCGCACCTTCTGCGTAAAGAAGTTTATTAGCATTAATAAATTTAGCAGGTTGGATGACCATTTTTTTGTAATGGTCACCGCCTACTTGTTTTTTATATACACTCATTAGAATGATACATCCATGTAGTGAGAGCAAAATTCATTGACACTACAATAGTGCTGACATCTTACGTCTTCACCTTTACGTTCTACAATTGCACAGCCTTTACCTTCTACCATTTTTTCACCAACGATAAATTGTTTAGCTTGTTCTTTTGTAGGAAATAAACGCCAAGCAGATTTTCTACCATCCTTCATAACAGCAAACTGATCTTCTTTACGCCATCTTTCTTTAGCTGTACACAAAGGTAGTTCTTTCATCTTCTCTGCGTCTTGGTGTAGTTTTATTCTAGCTTTAACATAGTCTTCCTGTTGTTGATCTGACCACCTACGTATAGGTATCATAACAACTTGTTTTCTAGGATAGTTGTCTGATTGCATTACTCTTAATTTAGACCAATCTCGTAGTATAGCCATGATAGACAATGATTTAACTTTTAATTCTTTTTTGTATTTAGTTAAATCTTTTTGGTTTTTACGACATAAGAAATCAAGAACATTCAATTGTTGTTCCCATTCAATTTTACCATTTGTTAAAGCATCTAATGCTGACCAAGCTGAAGTAACTTTAAAATCTATAAGTTTACCGTCACCTGTAAGCAAATCAAAAGCACCCGATAATGTCCAACCGTTAGTGATGTTATCATCTTTATAGTACAATCTACGTTCAGCTATATCACTAGCAACTTTTGCTCGTTCTATAATGTGGTGAACTGATTGGCCCAATAAAGAAAATATACGATCAGACACATCTTCTTTAATCAAATCATTATTTCTCATTTGCAAGACCCTAATTCTAGGGGGTGCAATCAAACGGGTAGTAGAGATGTCTGACCCACTACTATCATAGGGGTCATTTTTTACAGCCCGTTCAATTACTTTTGGTAAGTTTGAGTTATTAGTTATAATCATTAAAATGGGATTGGACTATCACCGACACTTGCACCATTACCCTCATCACCTTGATCTTGGTTCATGCCTTCCAACTCTTTTGATCTTAAAATAATGTTTCTAATACCTTCAGATAGATTATTAAAAACTTCTTTTTTACCATTTTGAAAATCCTCTAAACTAAACACTACTCCTTGAGTAATTTGTTCAGCAATTGGATCACCTTTTTTCATTGGCATTATAGATGATATTCTTGGTTTCCCATTCTTATCCATAACATTCAATAAACAAGGTACACCAAGTAATTTAGAAATATCAAATGATTGTTTTTCTGCTTCACTAAATGCTCTACCTCTCCATGATGTTAAATCATTACCAAGATTAGATTTCTCATGTAATGATAACGTATAGAATTTACTGATTGTTAATGGTTGTCCTTCACTATTCAGTTCTTCTGGTGTTTCAAAGATAATTAGAACTTGACGTTTCCAACTAATCTCACCGTTAAAATCTGATTTTTGTGTACCTAGATCAATGATCTTTACACATCTGGCTTTATGTACGCCAACTGATACACTTGGATAACGTGGTGCATCTCCACTACCTGCTATTATACTTGTCATATTTTTGTCCTTTTTTGTATATTTATTATTGATTGGATGTGGTTATTTCACAGTAATTAACCAAAGTCAAATAAATTGACATATGTTAATAAAAATGTATAAGTTTATGCATGGCTACAATACTACCAGAACTAATAAATGAACTTGAGGCTAAAGCTAAAAGATTAGAAAAAGATGTTGTGAATATAGATAAGTCATCTGTAATTCCTCAACACACTAACAAAGCTGAAGCTATATTATCAACCACAAAAGAATTAATAGATACTGAAGAACAAATGAAATATCTATTGAGAATAAAAAATATGTATTATGAGCAATCTTAAAATAGCAATGGAACGAAAAAAAGAAATCGTTAATCAATACGGTGGTAAAAATTTAGCTAGAATGTTGGGTATTTCACATCCTGCTGTATCTAAATGGAAAGTAATACCACCTTTTAGAGCATATCAGATTGCAAAACTTGGTGATTTTGATATAGAATATATTAGACCAGATTTACAAATTGCGCCTGTAAGGTAGGCGTAGCGCATCCACAATTTAGCGTAAAAATATACCTTTTGTATGGGGCGGTTTTTTCTTTCTCTCTCTAAGTTTAGTTTTCCGCCTCATACCCCTTTATTTTTCAACAATTTTTTATAGCACCGCTATAGCACCGCTATAGTTCTGCTAAAAAGTGCTATCGTTTTGCTAATGGCAAAAAATAGCCCTTCACCTTCACCTTCATCTTCACCTTCATCTCCAACTGCACACAAGATACCCCTATTGACACCCATTTCTTTTTGGTTTAAAACAAAATTAACTAAACTCAAGGAATTTATAGTATGAGAAAATCAATGACAGACGAACAATCACCTGCGTTTCAATTTTATGCAAGTGATTGGATAAGTGACCCAAATAGATTGAAACTATCTTTAGAAGAACAAGGTGCATATATTTTATTATTTTGCCATGCATGGAGGGGATATCAAATACCTTTTGATAATGAAACAATTGCTAAAATGTGTGGATGTAGATTACAAAAAATTGAAAAAATTTTACCAAAAATTAAACATTTATTTGAAGAAGTAAAAGGTAAAGATAATAAAAAATATTTAATATGTATTCAAGCTGAAGCTGAACGTAAGGAACAAATTAAAAATAGAAAAAAAAAAGTAGTAGCAGGTAAGTTAGGTGCTAAAATTAGATGGGGGGAAGAAAGTTTAGAGGAGAGCAAGTGACAAAAATAATATTTTTTATTTTAACTTGCGCTACTTGCAATCTAACTGAAATAACAATGCCTAAAAAAGAAAACGTAGATTGTTTTAAATATGGCAATGCTATTTTAAAAAAATTAGAATACAGAGAAGAAACTGATGATATGAGAGCAGGTCATTATACTAAACTGGGTTATTTAGTTTTGGGTTATCGTTGTGAGTAGTTTTAACGAAAATTCTCATTACAGTATGTTTCTTGATTATTTTGGTAAACATCATTCATTCCAAACATTTGATGATAAGGGCCTAAACAAAAGATTAATAAAACAATTGCACGGAAGTATAAAAGTACACTTTCACGAATTGGCTGAACTTAACAGTAAAGGTGCGGGTATATATTTTACAGTAAATGAAACTAATGGTCTTGGTCGTACAACTAAAAACATACAAAAGATTAGGGCTGTGTTTATAGATTTAGATGGTACACCACTACCAGATAGTTTTAATATTCCACCTAATCTAATTGTAAATACTTCGCCAAAAAAATACCATTGTTATTGGTTAGTAAAAGATATGCCTTTAGAAAGTTTTACTTTATATCAACAAGCATTGGCATCTAAATTTAATTCTGACCCTGTTGTAAAAGATTTGCCTAGAATTATGAGAGTTGCAGGTTTTTATCATCATAAAAAAAATCCATATCCTGTAAAAATAATTCAATGTACAACTGATATGCCTTACACTATGAAAGAAATTAAAGAAGGTTTGGAATTAAAAAGGCCAGAGCAAAAAACTATTAAGATGGATTACACACCATCAACTTATAAAGGTAAATACACAGGCACACTTCGTTACGGTATCAATGCAGGTGAACGTCATGCACAGTTAGTTAAAATTTTAATAGCTATAAAAAAACGTGGTGAAAGTTACGACTATGCAAAAGGTGAAGCTATTGAATTTGCAAACTCATGTGTACCACCAGAAAATTTAAACGAAGTTATGTTTCAACTAAACGATATATGGAGAAGATACTAATGAACTTATTGAGAGATTATCAAAAAAAAGCAATTGAAGATATACGACAACATTTTAGAGAAGGTAAAAAAAGAATATTATTAGTTGCCCCTACAGGTAGCGGTAAAACAGTTATTGCTTGTTCTATGATGGAGGGCTTGGTTAAAAATAATAGATTTGGAATGTTTGTGGCGCACAGACGTGAACTTGTTATGCAATGTAGTAGAAAACTTGCTGACTTTGAAATTAAACATGGAGTTATTATGGCAGGTAAGTCTGGTAGTATTTATTCTGATGTACAGGTAGCAAGTGTTCAAACATTTTCAGCAAGAAAAGACAATGATGATTTTGTTAAACCACAAGCTGATGTAATTATATTGGATGAGGCCCACAGAAGTACATCTAAATCATTCCAAGATTTAATTAATACATATCCAGAAGCATGGGTAATTGGTTTAACTGCAACACCATGTAGAAATGATGGGCGTGGTCTTGGTAATATTTATCAGGAATTAGTCAATTGTGGTACGATTAAAGAACTAACTGAAAAAGGTTACTTAGTACCTAATAGAATAGTTGCCCCATCAATACCAGATTTACAAAACATTCGTATCATGGCAGGTGACTATGAAAAAAAAGCATTAGACACTAGAATGAATACACCTAAATTAGTTGGTGATATTGTAACTCATTGGATCAAGTATGGTGAGAATAGACCTACTGTTGTGTTTGGTACGTCTATTAAACATTCTAAATACATTACAAATATATTTAAACAAAATGGTATTCCTGCGGGTCACATAGATGGTGAGATGCCAGAAATAGAACGTGAAAAAGTATTACAAGATTTACAAGATGATAAAATAAAAGTTTTATCTAATTGCATGGTACTAACAGAAGGTTGGGATCAACCTAAAATATCATGTGTAATTATAGCAAGGCCCACTAAATCTTATTCTATGTATCTGCAAATGGTTGGTAGAGCATTAAGACCTGCTGAAAATAAAAAAGATACACTTATCATAGATCATTCTGGATGTGTATATGAGCATGGGTTTCCAGAAGATGTACCAGATTGGCAATTGACCGTATCTAAAATTAAAGAAAAAGAAAAAAAGAAAATTGAACCAATTGAGAAACAACCATTTACGTGTGTTCAATGTGATACAGTTTATAAACCTTCTAAAGAACAACCAGAATGTCCTAACTGTAGTTTTATACCTACCAAAAAAGAACAGGCTATATTGATACAACAAGGTAGATTAATTGAACTTCCTAAAATGAAAGTTAAGACAGATGATAAACAAAAGTTTTATGCTGAACTATTGTATTATGCTAAACAAAAAGGTTTTAAAGAAGGTTGGGCCAGTCATACTTTCAAAAGAAAATTTGGCCATTTTCCGCACAGTAAAAAAGTATTTCCAATTGCTACATCAAAAGAAACAATGGGTTTTATTATTCATTGTAATATAGCAAGAGCCAAATCATACAACATGAAGGAGTTATCAATATGAGTGAAGAAATAACAGAACAGCATATGCATAAATTACGAGAAATCGGCACGAACCATGCAAAAGCTAAGAAAAACCTAGAAAGATTACAACATGGCCGTAAAATATTATTGGCTGTGATTATGAAAGAAAAAATGATAAATTCCAATACAGGTAAATTGGATAGTGTCAATGCTCAAGAACGTGAAGCAAGATCAGATGATAGATATAAACAACATATTGATGAATTAGCTGATGCTGTTGGTGAAGAAGCTAAATGGAATTGGGAAAAGAAAATGATTGAGATTAATTTTGAAACATGGAAAACTAAAATGATTAATCAAATGAAAGAAGCAAAACATTATGGCCTCAAAAAAGATTAAACGAAAAGACCCATATTACTACAAACTAGATAAATATGAATGTTGGTGGGAAGACCATGCATCATCATGCGAATGGAAAGACATTAAAGAGGCTAGTAAAGACACTTGTGAGGTATGTTTTACTGAAGGGTATTTAATTAAAAAAACAAAATATAATCATATTTTTACTATGTCATTTTCACACAATGAAGTAGGTGATGAAATGATTATTGCTAATAAAAATATACTTAAAATCAAAAAAATAGGTAGTAAAACTTTTTACAAAAAAGATTTTGATTACAATGAGTACAAAAACTAAACAAGAAAAAGACCACATGAATAAAGTTGCTGGTCTGGGTTGTTTGATTTGCAACAAAATGGGTTTTCCAGATAGCCCTGCTGAACTACACCACATAAAAAACCTTACAGGTATCGGGCGCAAAGCTAGTAATTTTGAAGTTATACCATTATGCCCAAGACATCACAGACAGGGTAAAGACGCTTATCATTATAGTCCTAAATCTTTCACTAAAAAATGGGGAACTCAAAAAGAACTGTTGCAACAAACATTAACAATGGTAAAGTCTGTATATGAATGAAATTAAAAAAGGAGAGGAAATGATTAATAAACTATATGAAGTTTTAAATGAATATGATGCTAACAAGATTGATAACATGATGAATATTGATGGTATTGATTGGATAAGTAAATTTGATAACGAAATGCAAAGACACGGTTTTAGTGTTGTAAAAGATGGAAAAATGTCTGTACGTATGACAGCTAAAGAAACCAAACTATTTATGGCTGTAAAGTTTATGGGTATGCAACAGATCAAATTTCTGCTTGATGCGTTGCAAAATGTCTTAAAATCTTATAATGATGAAATGAATATAAAAGAAAAGGAACTTAATACTTTAAAACAAATTATTGATTTAAAAGTATTGAACCAAACTGAAAATGGCAAAACAGAACTTCAAGGAATTTCACCCAAGACCAAAACCTAAAAAGAGGATACGTGTACATAAAAAAACGAAGTCCAAGTCTGAAAAGCGATCTTATAAAAAATACAACAGACAAGGCCGTAGGCCGTAATTTACTATTAGGTTATATGGTTAAACTTGATAGAGCAAAAAAAGAAAAAGCTAAATCAATCAAAATTAAGCATCAATGGAAATTAAAATATTTGAAATTAATGGATAAGTATAAAAAATTAAAGGTGTTGTACAAAGAAATGTACGAACACCCTTAATTGTATGTTAATTAAATTAAAACGCCAATTATAAAACCAATTACAAAACATAACCACTCACGTCTGTAATATAATTCAAGGGCCTTCCAATCTTTTGGGGTTTTTCCTAAAAATTGCATTATTGTTCCTCCTTTATTATTTTTTTAAGTATATCCTTCCATGCCTTATTAGGTTTATTTGTAGTCTTTGACCATCTCTTTAAATTCCAAATGGCCATCTTCATTAGATTAGCTGAAAATTGTAAATCAGCAACCATACTTTGTTCTGGTGTTCTAGGTTTATTCATAAATTCTGTATGAATTTTACCTACAAACGTATCTATTTTATTCATCTCTTGCATATTATTTCTCCTGTTGTTTAATTAAATATATTCCATCACTTTTGTCATCATAATGACAATCAATAGAATAATTATTTTGATCGCAAAAATTTTGCATCATTGTAGTGTCGTGATCTAACATTCCACATTCATAATCATCCCATTTTACTCCATGATCTTTTTCTATCCAATCTCTGTAAGGTTTATATTTTTCTCCAAAATCTTAATCATTAGAATACCAACCATAATGCTCAACCTCTATTGGCATATCAATGGTTTCTTTTTTTAACTCCAAATTAATAATACGATTTTTGTTTTTTTCATACGCCCTAGCTTTGTTACTAGATTGTATAAAATCCGTTGCGTTATTTTGTTCAGCCATTATTTATCTCCCTTTATTGCATTGTTAAAAATTATATAACCCCCACCGCTTATGATGAGGCCAAAAACGGCCTCAACATAAACAGCTAATGTTATACCAACAAGAAACATTATTACTCCTGTTGCTATAGTCATTCTATGAACTGTCTTATTTGACATTATGCCCACAACCTCCTTAAAATATTGTCTTTAACTTGTTCCATGTTTAAGACGTTATCAATAGCGGTTATAAAGCCATTAGCTTTTCTGCCTTTTAACTTATTTTTAAGTTTAAACCTTACCCATGTAGTTTTAGTCTTATCCTCATTATCTTCATCAAACATCTGAAAGTATTTAACTTGGTCAAAAGGCAATTCATTGTTTTCACAATAATCATTTGATTTAAACTTTACAGCTAGAGGCTTATCGCTTTCAACCTCAACTGTTTGAGTTTTTTCATAAATATTATGATTGTCACGACTTATCTCAAAATCTGATTTGATATAAGCACAAGCGGTCAGCAAATGCCAAACTGCAAGATCATAGACAGTTTCACGTGTTTTACAAAAATGAAGGCTAACGTCTTGGCCCTCGTAGTCTGGTTTTACTTTAGCAAACTTATTAAGAACGAAAGTTTCACAAGCACCCACGATCTCAATTTTATCTTTTTTAATATCAACTCCAACGTATTTAGATATAGTTGATATTTCTGACCAACTACGAACATAGTCAGCCTCCATTTTTACTTTTTTCCATTCGTTGTCAGTAAAGTTTGTTTTTTGTGTCCAATAGTTAGTATATCCCATTTTATTTCTCCTTTTTAGTTATGAGTTGGTTTAAAACTTGAAAATGTTATCACAAATCCACTAACGAAAATTAGTACGCCTAAAATCATGTGAGTAGAGTGTAATGCGGTTGATATGCCTATTATTGATAATCCCATACCAATAAAAAACAATAATAGTTTTAATGCTAGTTCCATTTTATTTCTCCTTTTTAGTTATATTAATAAACTCTATTTTTTTAATGCCTACTCCATTTTTATATGGAATAACTTTGTAAGGGATAGGGCTTTTCAGCCCTACCTCAATTGCTTGTTTAATGTATTCTGACCAACCCATTACCATTCCCTCCTATTTTCTTGCTTGATATGAATAACATCACCTGCAATCACACCGTTAAACAATTTATTATAAAGTTTGGTAGCTAGTTCATTGATAGGTTTTCTTTTCAACTTAGCATCCTCATCAACTAACAGACAACCTTCACCAATTTCATAAAGATCAATTAACTCAACATAACCGCCCACAGCTTTCTGGGCCTCCTCAAGCGTAGGCTCAACGTCATAAACGGTCATAGTAGGTTTATCGCTTTTAATCACAGTCACAGTTTCCTGCTTTAACTCATCAGCTAAAACTTTAATAATGTGTTCTGCGCTAGGCATTGTTTTACTCATGTTTTCTCTCCTTTTTTTAATTAACATAAGTTAAGTAATTAGCATAAATAATTAAATACTGTCAAGCTATTGCATAAAAAAAAACTTTAGTTTATAATGTTGCAAATATGTCACAAAACCTTACAGACAAACAAAAACTGTTCATTGAATACTTTAGTCAAACAGGCAACGCAACACAGTCTTGCATTAAGGCGGGTTACTCCGAGAAGACTGCCGAGCAACAGGGTTATGAACTAAAAAACAAGTTAGCTAATCAAATAGATACAGCTACTAAAAAGCTACTTGGATCAGCCGTACCCATTGCGGTGGATAAGTTACGTAAGCTAATAGAAAACGACAAGACTACTCCTTCAGTACAGCTTGGCGCTATCAATTCCCTACTAGACAGAACAGGCTACCAAACTACGACAAAGATAGAGGATGTCACAGGTAAGAAGACAGACGAGGAACTTAAAGCTGAACTAGACCATCTGCTAGGTACAATGAAGATAGTCAAACTTACCGACAATGATGATGGGTCTGGCTCTTTAAACTAGCCTCTTAATCCCCCACACAGACACACACATAAGCATATCACCTATAGTACAGTAGAAGGCTTATCACTCTGATTACCTGCGTATTATGGCTAGAAGAAGGATGTCCACACACACACACGCCTTCCCCCGCTGTTGGCTCATGCGATGCGGTCTGGCTATTAATCACCCCTGCTTTGTTCTCTTTCTCCTACATACACACACACAGACACGGGATAAACATGGTGAGGAACGCCCGTAGATTGACCCCCCACCCCCCAAAACGCTATTTGTGTCATTAATCAATGGATAACTCCGCAAACTCATGGGGTATATTTAGTATTAACCTAAGTTAATAGGTTGCATATATAAAAAATTTAAACTATTAGTGCTTATGGTTAAACCTATTAAGGATTTACAAACAATATTGCATTTTAAAAAAGGTAATTATGTATATAGGTATGTTCTTGTTGATAGGTTTAAAAATACAGCTAAAGTACACTATGGATTTGATAGTAAACTAGAACGAACTGAAAAAGAAATATGGGCTTTAGACAACGACAGAAAATTACGTAGAAAATATATATTAAAAAATGAATGATGAAGCATTAGCAAGAGCAGTAGAGATTGCTAAAGAATTAGAAAATAGAAAAGCTACTAATCGTATGAATGATTATTTACCATACGAATACCAAACAAAATTTCATAATACAATTGCTCAACAGCGATTGCTTATGGCTGGTAATAGGATCGGTAAGTCTTTTTGTGGGGCTATGGAAATGGCATACCATGTGACGGGTCACTACCCAACGTGGTGGGAAGGTAAACGGTTTAACAGACCAATACGTGCTTGGGCTGGGGGAGTTTCTAACGAAACCACTAGGGATGTTTGCCAAAAAGAACTTATCGGCCAACCAGACGATCCTGCCGCAAAAGGCACAGGTTCTATACCTAAAAAATATATAGTTGATACTATTAGAAAAGCAGGTGTACCTAATGCATTAAACTCTGTAATTGTTAAACATAAATCTGGAGGTAATTCTAGAATAGGTTTTAAATCTTATGATATGGGTAAAGAAAAATGGATGGGAGAAAGCGTAGATGTGATCTGGCTTGATGAAGAACCGCCTACACCAATTTATACTCAATCACTAACACGTACAGCCGATAAAGGTGGTATTGTTTATATGACATTTACACCAGAAAGCGGTATGACAGAAACAGTTGCTCAATTTTTAAATAATTTACGTAAAGGACAAGCATTAATTACAGCAGGATGGGATGATGCACCTCATATGACACCAGAAGTACGAGAACAAATTTTATCTGCATTACCACCACATGAAAGAAAAATGCGTGAACGTGGAATACCACAATTAGGTTCTGGATTAGTATTTCCTGTAGCAGAAGAAGATGTTGTAATTGATGAAATACAAATACCAGATCATTGGCCCAAAATTTGTGGTTTAGATTTTGGATGGGATCACCCAACAGCCGCAGTATGGGTTGCTTGGGATAGAGATACAGATACAGCTTATGTTTATGATAGTTATGCTATGAGGCAAGAAGCAGTACCTATTCATGCATCAGCAATTAAAATGCGAGGTAGATATATACCTGTAGTATGGCCTATGGATGGAAGACAAGCTGACAAAGGTTCTGGTAAAAGTTTAACACAACAATACAAAGATGAAGGTGTTAATATGACTAGAGAACATTTTAGTAATCCACCTGCAAATGGACAAAAAGAAGGTTCTGGTGGTAACTCTGTAGAAGCTGGTGTTCAAGAGATATATACTAGGTTTAAGACACAAAGGTTGAAAATTTTTAAAAATCAAGGTAAACTGTTAGAAGAATTACGAATGTATCATAGAAAAGATGGTAAGATCGTACCAGCTAATGATGATGTTATTTCAGCAATGAGATATGCAATTATGTCATTAAGAAAAGCTAGAACAAAATCTTATGATCGTTTACAAATACAATCTGATTATGAGTTTAACATATTTAATTAAAAAATAACATGGCAGGAAAATCATATTCATCAAGTTCACCATTTTCATCTGGTTATTCTGGTGCAAAAACTACATCATCAAAAAAATCTTCGTCATACAAAACTACAAGTACACCTAATCCACATACAAGGTAGCGGATCATCAACAACAAGTGTAGCAACTAGTTCTCAAATTAAATCAAGCGCACAAAAAACAGCGTTAGCAACTGGTCAATCTCAATTAAATAATTACCAAGTACCAAAAGCTGACACACCTTTTTTTTTATTAAATTTAGGTTTGAATATGGCTCAAGGTTTAAGACAAAAAACATTTGAAATAAATAGAGATTATTTTCAAAAAAATGTTGTAGGTAAATTAGGTTTTCAAAATACTCTTGCAGATTATAAAAGATATATAACTGGTAGAGGTCAAGGAACATTAGATGCAATGGGAAGAACAATTGCTAAAGGAGATGGTGGAGGAAATCAAATGCAAACTCAAACTCCTCAACCACCACAAACAACAGTTCCAGAAACAGAAGAAGAAGCTAAAAAAAAGAAAAGATCAGCATTAGGTATAGGTTATGGTGGTAGTCAAAGAACTATTTTAACATCTTCAATTGGTGATGAAGCAGAAGCAAATGTTTCTAAAACTATTTTAGGTGGCGGTATAAAAGCATAGTGATTGTAGCAGTTACAGAAGAAGAATGGCGTAAGCCAATATTTAATTACGTTGCACCAAAAGCACATATTAATACAGATTTAGATAATAAATTTTCTTTTATAGGTTTTGTTGAAAGAGATGTATCTGGAAAAGATAATATTATGGGAGGAGTATTATTTTCTGATTATGATAATCATAATATTTTTATTCATTTAGCATTAGATACTCCTAGAGTTTGTCAAAGACGATTTTTAAAAATGGTATTTTTATACTGTTTTATTCAATTAAAATGTAGTAGAATAACCGCTTTGTGTCGTAATGAATACAAAAGAAATGAACGCTTGTTAAAAGGCGTTGGATTTGTTAAAGAAGGTGTATGCAGACAAACCATGAAAATTGGTAATAAATTTGTAGATGCCGCAATTTACGGTATGTTAAAACAAGAATGTAAATGGATATAATATTATGGGAATGAAATCAGCACCACAAATGCCACCACCAGTTGATCCAATAGTAACTGATAAAACTGCTGAAGCAGAAGCAAAATTATCGGCAGAAAAAGAAAAAATGTTAGGCTCAAAGAAAAAAGGAATGTACGGAACTATACTTACTTCTGGACAAGGAGTAACTGAAGAAGCTAATACAGAAAAAACAGTATTAGGTGGCGGAATAAAATAATATGGCTTCATACGAGTATATTAAAAAACGTCTTGGCTCTATGGAAGAAAGTAGAGGCACATGGGAAACTCATTGGCAAGAAATTTTAGATTATGTTATGCCAAGAAAAGCAGACGTTATTACTTTAAGAACTAAAGGTGAAAAAAGAACTGAAGTATTGTATGACAGTACAGCAATAACTGCTAACAATTTATTAGCCGCTTCATTACAAGGAACACTTACATCACCATCACTAGCATGGTTTTCAATTAAATTAAGAGATGAAGTATTAAATCAAAATAGAGAAGTTGCTTTGTGGTTAGAAGATACTGCAAAAAGAATGTACGACACTTTTAACGAAACAAATTTTAATACTGAAGTACATGAGTTATATCTTGATCTTTGCTCAATAGGTACTGGTGCAATTTTTGTTGAAGAAGGTAAAAATGGTTTTGATACAGATGGTATTCATTTTAATTGTTTACACATTGCAGAATATTACATTCAAGAAAATATAAATGGTACAGTTGATACACTTTACAGAAAATATAAATTAACAGCTAGACAAGCTGTTCAAGAATTTGGTGAAGATAATTTAGGTGAAAAAGTTTTAAAAGCGGCTAGAGAAAAACCAGAAAAAAATTTTACATTTATTCATGCAGTAGAACCAACAGCAGATTACGAAAGAGCAATTGGTAAAACTGCAACTAAACTTCCATTCCATTCTTGTCACGTTTGTGAAGAAGATAAAATGGTTGTTAGAACAGGTGGTTATAATGAGTTTCCATATTTAGTACCTAGATGGTCTAAAGCAACTGGTGAAATTTTTGGAAGATCACCAAGTTATAATGCGTTACCAGATATTAAAACTTTAAACAAAGCAGTTGAGATTGGATTAAAAGCATGGGCTAAAGCAATTGATCCACCATTACTTGTTCAAGATGACGGTGTAATTGGTAGAGTTAGAATGACACCTGCTGGAATAACTGTAATTAGAAATGACGGTGCTGTTAAACCATTACAAATTGGTTCTAACTGGCAAATAACTGACATGAAAGAAAATCAATTAAGAACTGCTATTAGACAAGCATATTATTCAGACCAATTACAATTACAAGAAGGCCCACAAATGACAGCAACAGAAGTTCAAGTTAGATATGAATTGATGCAAAGATTATTAGGGCCAACATTAGGTCGTTTCCAATCAGAATTTTTAAATCCATTAATTGAAAGAGTATTTGGAATTATGTTTAGAGCAGGTGCTTTAATGACAGCACCAGATGTAATTAGAGATACTACAATTGATGTAGAATATGTTGGGCCATTAGCTAGATCACAAAGAATGGAAGAAGCAGTTGCAATTGAAAGATTATATCAATTAGCTATGAATATTGCGCAAGTTGATCCTGCTATTATGGATAACATAGATCACGATAACGCAATTAGAATGAGAGCAAAATTATTAGGTGTACCAAAAACTGTTATGAGAGGTACTGAGCAAGTTCAAGAAATGAGAGCCGCACAAGCAGAAGCACAACAACAAGCGGCAATGGCACAACAAGCACAAGCACAAGCACAAGCTATGAACACACAAGCTGACGCAACTAAAAAATTAGCTGACCCTAATGTACAATCAGCAATGTCTGATATGGTAGATGATATGGGTATGGCCGATATGACGGGATAATATGGCAAAAGATCAAGACAATGATCTAAAACAATTAAAACAACAATACAAAATTACATTTTCATCTAAAGAAGGTGAGAAGGTATTAGCAGATTTAACGTCTGCTTATTATCATAGGAGTTCATTTATAAAAAATGATCCCCATGAAACATCATACCGTGAAGGACAAAGATCGGTATTAATCAGAATAATAAATCTATTAAAGGAGGATAAAAATGTCTGATGAACAAACGACCACAACTGACAATCCAGAAACTACTATAGCTAATTCAATACAAGAAACAGCTAATACAGTTCTTGGATCAGAAAGTGATAATCAAGATTGGAAATCATCACTATCTGACGAATTAAAAAACGATCCAACACTTGCTAATTTTAAAGATGTTGAAGGTCTTGCTAAAACAGTAATACATCAACAAAAAGTTTTAGGCAGTAGAGTACCTATTCCTAAAACAGATGAAGAAAAAGCAGAACTTTATAATAAATTAGGAAGACCAGAAGACGCTAGTAAATACGAAATTAATATACCAAATGAAATGGTTGATTATTTTAAAAAAGAAGATGTTGAGCAATTTAAAAACGTAGCGCATAAAATTGGATTAAATAATGAACAAGTTAATGCGTTAATGGAATACCAAGTTCAATCTACTCAAAATAATTTAAACAATGAAGGTTCAGTAATGGCTCAACAAAAATCACAAGCAGAAGAAGTGCTTAAAAAAGAATGGGGCTATGATTATGATAAAAATGTTAGAGCCGCAGATAGAGCATTAAATGTTTATGGTGATGATGAGTTAAGAACTCTTTTAACCGAAACATCTGCTGGTAATAATCCTGCTGTATTAAAATTTTTAGCAACTATTGGTAAAGAAGTAACAGAAGATATGGCTCAAAATACTACTAATAATAGATTAGCTGTATCACCATTAGATGCTAAAGAAGAAATTAATAATATTATGGCTGATACAAGTCATGCTTATTTTGATCCATCACATCCAAACCATGAAATTGCTGTAGAAAAAATGCGACAATTACATGAAAAAGTATATGGTAAATAAGTCACAATTGTGATATTATTACAACAGTAAGTTTGCCCGTAAAGGACAACAAACTTCCAAGTCATGTGGACTATAAAACCGTGTTGATTGTATCGTTATTACAATAAGGTTTCCCGTAAGGATAAAGACCGATTAATGAGAATATGGTTTAATGCATTTGTATTATACCCCCTATTCTTAACTTTTAAATAAAGGACTAAAAACATGAGTACACAAATAACAACAGCTTTTGTAGAACAATACAAAAGTAATGTGTTTCATCTAGCGCAACAAAAAGGTTCTAGATTAAGAGGTGCGGTGAAATCTGAAACAGTAACAGGTACATCTCACTACTTTGAAAGAATTGGCGCTACTGCGGCACAAGTAAGAACAACAAGACATTCAAACACTCCTCAGATTGATACTCCTCACTCTAGAAGAAAAGTTACATTGGCTGACTACGATTGGGCTGATTTAATTGACCAAGAGGACAAAGTAAGAATGTTGATTTCACCTCAATCTGAATATGCGAAAGCTGGTGCTTACGCTATGGGTAGAGCAATGGATGACGCTATTATTGCGGCGGCTTCTGGAAATGCATTTGGTGGTGTAGCTGGTGCTACTACTATCGCATTACCTGCGTCACAACAAATTGCTGTAGGAACTTCATCTTTATCAGTAGATAAACTTATCTCTGCTAAAGAAATCCTAGATGCATCTGACGTTGATCCAGATGAACAAAAATATTTAATTTGTTCAGCTAAAGAGATCACAGCTTTACTAGGTGAAGAAAAAATCACTTCTGCTGACTACAATAGTGTTAAAGCACTTGTTGCAGGTCAAGTAGATACTTTCATGGGCTTCAAGTTCATTAGAACTGAAAGAATTGCTCAAGATGGTTCTGGTGATAACCTTGCTTTAGCTTTCACTCAATCAGCTATTGGTCTTGCTTTAGGTAGAGATATCCAAACAAGAATATCTGAAAGAGATGACAAAAACTACGCAACTCAAGTATTCCTATCTATGACGATTGGTGCTACTAGAGTTGAAGACGAAAAAGTTGTAGAAATCGCTTGTAACGTATAATATACTTACAATTTCAACTTACCTTTAGAGGGCCATTGCAATATATGGCCCTTTAATATATTAAAAGGATATTATGGCTACAGAAGTTTCAATTTGTTCAAATGCATTAAGAAGATTAGGTGACGATCCTATTACATCACTTACAGATGATACTGAAAGAGCCAGACTTTGTAATTCATTTTATCCAGATGCAAGAGATGCAGTTTTAAGACTACACACTTGGAATTTTGCGGCAACAAGAGCATCATTAGCAAAATTAGCAACAGCACCCGCTTATGGTTATGCTAATCAATTTTCATTACCTTCAGATTGTTTAAGAGTATTAAGCATGGAAGAACCGCATTTTATTTTTAAAGTAGAAAACGTAGCTACACATGGTAGAGTATTACTTACAGATGAAGGCACAGCAAACATTATGTATGTTGCTAGAATTACTAATCCTACTTTATTTGACAGTATGTTTGTTGATACATTAACTGCAAAATTGGCAACAGATTTAGCATATCCAGTTACAAATTCTGTTCAATTACAAACCCAAATGCAGAAACTCTATGAATATAAACTTTCGGAAGCCCGTAGTGTTGATGGACAAGAAGGATTTATTGATGATCTTGTTTCTGACACATTTACAACTTTCCGAAGATAATGGCTAGAGTACATCCTTTTCAAACTAATTTTACTGCTGGTGAATTAACACCTAAACTTGCTGGTCAAGTTGATTTTAAAAAATATAATAATGGTGTTGAGATTATGGAAAACATGACAGTATTTCCACAAGGCGGCGCATCAAGAAGATATGGTACAAGATTTGTAAAAGAAGTAAAAGATAGTTCTAAAGTAACTAGACTTATACCTTTTGAATTTAATATAGAACAATCTTATGTATTAGAATTTGGAGATCAATATATTAGATTTTATAAAGACAATGGACAAATAACTTCTGGTGGATCAGCTTACGAAATAGCAACTCCATTTACAGAAAGTATGTTGTATGAAATACAATTTACACAATCAGCAGACGTTATGTACATTGTACATGAAACATTAAAACCTAGAAAATTATCAAGAACAGGTCACACGTCTTGGACACTTACAGAAGTTGAATTTCAAAATGGGCCTTATTTAGATGCTAACGAAAGTAGTATAACATTTACATCATCACATCAAAGTATTGGTACAGGTAGAACATTAACTGCATCTGCATCTTCATTTGAATGTTCTCCTAAATAACTGGTTTTCATTCTGATGATATTGGAAGATTAATAAGCATGAAAGATGGATGGGGTGTTATTACTGCTTATACATCAGCAACAGTTGTTACATGGGAAATAAAACAAGATTTAGGTTCTGCAACTGCTACAACTGATTGGGCATTAGGCGCTTGGTCTGAACACACAGGATATCCTAAAACAGTTTCATTTTTTGAACAAAGATTAGTATTTGGTGGAAGTACATCATATCCACAAACTATATGGGCTAGTGAAAGTGGTTTTTACGAGCATTTTCATGCAGGTGATGGTAGCCCAGCAGATAGTTTTATTTATACGATAGCGGCTAACAAAGTTAATACAATAAGATGGTTAGCACCTGCTAGAGATTTAATTGTTGGTACTGCTGGTGGTGAATTTAAAGTAGGAAGACCAACTGGTGAGCCTTTACAGCCTGATAACGTACAAATTACACAACAAACTACATATGGTGGTTATAGTACACAACCTATTCAAATTGGTAACGCTGTTTTGTTTGTACAAAGACAAAGAAAAAAAATTAGAGAATTAGCATACAGATTTGAAGATGATGCGTATTTAGCACCAGATATGACATTACTTGCAGAACATATTACAGGTAATGGAATAGTTGATGTTGATTACGCACAAGAACCACAAAGTATTTATTGGGCAGTAAGAGAAGATGGAACTTTATTAGGTTTAACTTATCAAAGAGAAGAAGATGTTGTTGCTTGGCATAGACATATTATTGGTGGTTCATTTAAACAAACATTTGATGCCGCAACAGATGTAACACCTAAAACAACTGATCCTAATTTTAATGGTTATATTACAATAACTAATCATGGTTTTGAAACAGGTGATAAAGTTTTATACAAAGCAGATGGCGGAACTAAATTAGGTGGCTTACAAGATAACGAATATTATTATATTATTAAAATTGATGCTAATAATATTGAATTTGCAGATAGTTATGAACAAGCAATTGATAGAACTGTATTACAAATAACAGCAGGTGTTGGAACTCAAAGTATAGAAGCACAAGCAAAAGTTAAATCTGTTTGTACTATTTCTGAAGATTTAGAAAATCAAACATGGGTTATTGTTGAAAGAAAAATAAATAATAACATTGTAAAACACATAGAATATTTAGATAAAAAATTAAATATGGATAGTGCATTATCTACAACAGTAAATGCAAGTAGTTCTACAATAACAGGTTTAGATCATTTAGAAGGTGAAAGTGTACAAATACTTATTGGTGATGCTGTATATCCAAATCAAACAGTATCAAGTGGATCAATTACTATTAGTTTACCTGCAAATACAGGTTACAAATCAATAGAGATTGGTCTTGGTTATATCTCACAATTAAAAACTATGAGAGTAGAAGCTGGTGCATCTGCTGGTACTGCACAAGGTAGAAAAAAAAGATATAATGAAGTATTAGTAAGATTACATAAAACTGTTGGTATTAATATAAATGGAGATCAATTACCATTTAGAACATCATCTACGCCAATGGGCCAAAATATCTCAGAATTTACTGGAGATAAAAGGGTAATTAATTTAGGATGGGATAGAGATGGACAAATTATTATAAAACAAGAACAACCTTTACCAATGACGGTATTGGGGATAACAGGAACATTAGTAACAAGTGATTAAGGAGTAAAATATGGCATTTCAAATGATACCTTTTTTAATGGCGGCTAGTACAGCAGTTACCATTATGGGTCAAAGACAACAAATGAAACAAATTAAAGCCAATGCGGCTTGGAATAAATATGAAAATGAATTGTCATTTCAATACGAAAAACAAAAAAAATTAAAAGAACAAGCAAAATTAATGTCTGCACAAAGAGCAAGAATAGGTGCAAGTGGTGCGCAATTTTCTGGTTCACCTTTACTTATAGCTAATGCAGATTTTGAAGAATTTGAAAATGATATGTTATTTTTAGAAAAAAGAGTTTTTGTTAGAAATGCGGCAATGGATGCAGAAACAACTGGATTACTTACTGCACAAAAATATAAAATGGGTGAAACATTACTATCTGCTGGTATGACATATAAAAATTATAAACAAGATCAAGCGGCGGCTAAAAAAGGTATTGCTTAATGGTTTATCTAGTAAAAGTTTGGGAACATGATACAATGATATTTGAAGGTTACACAAAAAAAATACCACAAGCAGGTAATGATTTTAAGGCTTTTAAAACTACTACTGATATGAATGGATCAGTAAAAAGTCATAGTTTTAGCCCTGCTCAATATAGGATTACATATGAAGATACCAAGATATAGAAGTGAAGGTGGTACTACTATTAATAGTGGTAGATCGTTAAGTACAGGTACTCAAACAGGTGGTGCTGTAGCTAATCTTGGTGTAACTGCAATAAACAAAATTACAGAATATGCTAACAAAAAAAACTCTATTGATGCTAAATTAAGAAGATTAGATATTAATACTAATAAAGATTTATCAACAGCTATGATGTATGGTAAAACTTCTGATTTTCAAAATTCATTACAAAATAGACAAGATTTTTTAACTCCAGATAATTGGTTATTAGATTATGACAAAAGTGCGGCAGGATGGGAAAAAGAATTTAAAGCTGGATTAGATGAACAAACTTGGAAAGAATACCAACCTTTATATTATCAAAAATTTTTTGAAGCTAGAAATGATGTAGTTAAAGCAGTTAATAATCAAAAACTTAAAAACGCAGGTCATGCTTTTAATGAAGCAAATACTGCATACAAATCATCTGTAGAACAAGCTAATTCATTAGCACAAATAGAAGCACAATATGAATTATATACAGAATTACATTTAAAGAAAAATGTAGAAACTAATTTGTTTGACGAAAAAACTTTTAATGAAGTTAAAGAAACAACTAAAAATTGGACAAATGTAAAATACGGAATGTTACAAGCTACAAAAGATTTAATTGTTATGTCACCTAATGGTAGCCAAGAAGTAGATTGGAACAATGTAACATCTAGACTTAAAAACAAAAATTTTACAATGGTTGATATTGAAGGTAAAGAATTAACTGTTGATGATGATTTAAGAAAAGAATTAATTAAACAAGCACAAAATGAATTTACTAATCAAAACTCATTACACACAAAACAAAAAGAAGAAAAAGACAAAATAACTAAAACAGATTTTGTTGATAGAATTATTGGTTTAGAAACTGGTACTAAAGAAGGTCAAGAAAATGCTAAAAATTTTATGGCTGATTTAGAAAATTCAGACTTAGAACCAAGCACAAAATTATCTATGAGAACTGCTTACAATGCCGCTTTAAATAATATGAAAAATGGTAAAAATAGTTGGAATAGTGTAGAAGGTAATCAAGCATTAGCAATGACTACTTATCTTATTGGTTCTGGTGCAATGGATACTGAAAAAGAAAGAGAAGTTATTTGGGATTTAATGGCTCAAGGATTGTTAGAACCTAAAACAGCAATGAGTTTATATAAACAAAGTGGTGAATTAACAAAAAGTAGAAACGCATACAAAAAAGATATTACTACAAAAGCCACATCTATGTTGATGAAAGAAATAGGTGCTGATGAAGGTGTGTTAGGAATGTTAAATAGTTTACAACAATTACCAGCAGAAGAAAGAACAGGTGCTTTATTAAGTGCATTAGATAGTGGAAAAATGACCCAAGAAGCATACAATGCTATGAACAATATGTATAGATTACTTGCTGAAGGTGAACGTAAAGGATTTACATATGAAAATATGTTAGTCAATAGAAGACATCCAAATTATATTTTAGGTGATTTAATTGAAACTTATAAAGGTACTATAAGTGATGAAAGATTAAATGAACTACAAAACAAAATTAAAGGTATTGTTGGCCCAACAGCTACAGATCAATCTTTTTATATTATGCCTACTGAATATTTTGTAGGTAAAACACCAAGTAATGCTAATCTTGTTATGCCTCCAAGAAATGAAGGTGAAGATGTTATTACTTATTTAAAACGAGCTAAAAAATTAATAAAAAGAACAGATGGATTACCTAGTGTTATTACTGGAGAAAATGTTGAAACATTAGATATATCTGATTTGTTTATAATGCCAGACTTTGAATAACTATGAAAATTACAGCTTTACAATTATCACAAGCTGGGTTTGATACAGACACAATAAAATCGTATGTTGATACCCAAGTACCTCTTTTAGAAAAAGCAGGATTTAATAAAAAAGAAATATACAATAGTTACGGTATAGTACCTATTAAATCTAATTCATTATTAGATACTGATATGCAGGAAGATACAACTGCTATTACAGAAAATCAAATGCCTTTAGGTAAAAAATCATCATTGATGAAAATGCAAGAAGAAGAAAATGTTAATACAATCAAATCTAACAAAACATCTGACGGTAAATATAATCTTAAAAATACAACATTTGATTTACTTAAAAATGAAGATCAAGCTAAAATTCTTAATAAAATAGATGAAGCATATAAATTATTTAAAGAAGATGATAATGGTAGAGTAGGATTTATAGATAATTGGATGGAAAAATATTATCCAAACATAGCATATGAAAAAGAAAAGTTTAAAGGTGGTGTTGATTTAACTTTAGCAGAAAGTGCATTAAATGATGAGCAAGTTAAATTACTAGAAAACGCACAAGCTAAAGATGCTATTGCAGGTAATTTTGGTTTTAACAAAGAAACAGGTAGATATCTTTTTGATACAAATTACGAACAAGCTGAAGATGAAAGAAAAGCTAACGAACCTGTAAATGTATTACATACAGCTTTTTCTACAGGTGCAAATTCAAAAACAATGTTAGAATATGCTAAACAAAATTATGAATTTAATGATTTACAAATTATGTATCTTAATGAGTTCATGTCATTTGTTTCAGCCTTAGAAAGTAATAATAGAAATATTTATAATGCAGATGGTAGTGCTGGTGGTTTATTTCAATTTAGAAAAAGCGGTTTTAGAACTGCTTTAAATAGATTTATAAACGTAAATAGAAAAGTAAATAAAGATTATGAATTACCTTATTGGGTAACAGAAGCATTTAAACATGAAGACCCTACAAGATTATCACCAGATGAACAAAAAGCATTAGCATTAGCTAATTTTTTAGAAATACCTAAAAGTGAAAAGTTTAATCGTGCTGGTTCAGATCAATTAATTAAAGCAATTGCTAACGGTGATGTTGATGCAATGAAAAAATTATACATTGAATATCATCATGCTGATTATGAAAAAGTAGAAGACATAGAAGCAGGTGTAGGGCAAGAATACAGACTTGTTGATAATCAAGAATTAAAAGACAGAACTGATAAATATTTTGATAAATTTGGTACAGATCAATATGATTATGAAACTGCACAACTAGCTTATTGGGGTAATGATAATATTGTAACTAAAGCATTAGAAAAATTACCTGCAAATGTTGGTGATAAAGTATTAAATGCTTTTGGTGGTAAAGGTTATTACAACGTATTTACAAATGGTTACGAGCAATCTGTAAATGGTATGCTAGATAGATATTATCAAGTATTTATTGATGATCCTAACGCTGATCCTAAAGAAGCAATACAAAGAATATTTATGTTTCAAGAACAAAGATTTGATAAAGATATTGTTGCATCTGCTGTTACGTTAGTAAATGATTTACCATTTATGGCGGCAGGTTGTTTTGCGGCAGGTGGTACAGCTTTAGTTGGAAGTGCAGGTACAGCCGCACCTGCGTTACCTATTATATGTGGTGCTGGTGGTTTTGCATTACCAGAAGTAATTAGATCATCTTATATGAGAGCAATAGAAGATAATTTTGTAGGATCATTTCCAGAATTTTTAAGTCATTACATGGATAAAAAAACAGCAATAGTTGCTGGTAAAACAGCAGTAATTGGTGGTGCTACATTTGGTGTTGGTGCAAAAGTTAAAGCATTAACAGGTAGTACAACAGCTAGACTTTCATCAGAAATAGCTGTGATGACTACATTAGGTGCGGCATTAGAAGGTCATGTACCTACAATGAGAGATTTTGCTCATGCTACGGTCTTGGTTTTTGGAATACATGGATCAATACGAGGTATGAAGATGTTTAAAGACATTTATACTGAATACGGCAGACATCCTAGAGATGTAATTAAAGACATGGAAAAAGATGTAACTGTTAGACATCAAATAGAAAATGGTCAAATGCCAACTCTTTATGAACAGGGTGCTAAAACAGTTGTAGAAGGATTAGAAAAACAAGCTAATATTAAATTATTACCTGCACCTAAATTTAAAAACAATGAAATTGTTAATGTATCTACATCTTCTACAGAAGTTGGTAGAGTAATTGGTAAAGAAACAATTGGTAATGAAAAAGTTGTTATAATTGAAAAAACAAATGGTGCTAAAATACCAGTATTAGAAAGTGAAGTTAGAAAAGCACCAAACAAACCTGTTGAAGTAAAAATAGAAGGTGACAAAATTAATATAAATTTTGCTAAAGATACATCATTTGCTGAAAGAAAATCTAATGGTGAATTTAATGTTAATGTTGTTGAGGTTACAAAAAATAAACAAAATATTTATACAGAAAGTACATTTAAAAGCAATGCTGACTTAGCTGTTAGAGATACAGGTAGTGCTATAAAAATTATTACAAAAGATGGTAAAACAATTGCTAATGAAACAATTACTGTTCAATCTAAATTTTATCCAGAAATAGCAAAACGATTAAAAGAAAATAAAGAATTAAAAACAGAATACCAAAATGCTAAAGAATTAATTAACAAAGAACGTAATGGATTATCTTCTACTGCTAAAAAAGTTGAAGTAATTTTTGGTTTAAAAGGTAATGTTGAACAATTAATTGTTAGAGTAGGTAATGAAAATGTTGCTATACCAAGATCAGCTTATGAACAATTAATTAGATTTAATGATAAAGGAACAATAAAAACTGCTGATATGATGGGTAGTGATGCAAAACAAGTAATTATGATGTTGCATCCAGAAAGCGGTAAAATACTTGCAACTATAAAAGGTGAAAAAATTAATGGTGAAATAGATGCACAAGCTACTAATTATTTTGATACTTTTAAAACAAAAGATGGTGTGTATTTTGATAGAGTAAACAGTAGTAAAGATGGTGATAACTGGGGAATACCTAGAGATATATTTACACAAGAAAAGAATTTACCAGCAGACTACGCAAATAATGCGGCTCAATGGAAGGGTCTATTTAATTCATCAAGAGGTTTAGATATGATTGATCTTGTAGAATTATACAAAGCATTTGTTAAAAAATCACCAGAACTAAATAACTTACCAACAGGTCTAAATGGTTATTTCCAATTTAAAGGAAAGAAATCACCTAGAATAGTTATCAACGAAGCATTACAAAAAAACCCAGAACAATTTTTAATGACGTTTGCACATGAATTAGGACATTTAATTGATTATTTACCAAATGCTACATTATCAAGAGGTAATATATTAGGTTCTATAGCCGCTTTAAAAGGTTATATGAATAAATGGATTGATGGTAAAAATGAAGGTGCAAAACCATTAAGTGCTAAAGAAATAGAAGCTATAAAAAGTGCCGCTATAAAAGAAGCAAAAGCTAAAGAAAAAGAAACTAACGCAGAAATTAAACAGTTAGAAATTACACCAGATACTATACTTAAAATATTTAATGATGCATCTGCTAGAGAAAAGATTAATCCAGATTTTTATAATGCATTTGTAAAACTACCTGCTGAAGTTAAAAAATTAGTAGTTAAAGATGCAATGAAGGGTCTGATGTCACATCATATGAAAGCTATTGCAGATAAAATTAATGGTAAACCTAGTGACAGCAGATTGACTAATGAAGCATACAAAATCTTTAAAGATAAATTTGAAAGAATAATTAAAGAAAGAGGATTAGTTAATAAAGAATGGATTACTACAGAACTTAAAAATTTATCTGCAAAATGGAAACCTTTTGATAGAGCCGCATCTCAAAAATACACAGAATATAGAGATGGCCCTAGAGAACTAATGGCAGATTTTATGATGGCATTTATGCTAAGACCACAATGGGTTAAAAACAATGCACCTAGAACATGGGAAATGTGGATGCATTATATGGATGCTAGACCAGAAGTAAGAGCAAACTGGGAAAGAATACAAATAGATTTAAAATCTGGAACAGATAAAAGATTAAGTAAAGTAGTATCTGACATTGGTAATATGTTTAGAGAAACTAATGAAGCTACAATTAAAAGAATAGAAAAAGATTACAAACCAGATTTAGCTGATGTTCTTGGTACTGAAGCAATTGATAACTTTTTCTGGATATATAGAAGATTTAGAGGAACTGGTAGTGATAGATGGCATAGTCCATTAGCAAAAGAATTAAACTGGTCAATTGAAAACTACAGATACCGTCATGCTAAATTAAAAAGATACACAGATGATATGATGCGTAAAGTTGTAAAACCAGCAGAAGAATTGGGATACAACAGTATTGATATTGGTACTATGTTATTTTTAAGAAACATAGCTGAAAGTTCACAAAGAAACAAATTAGTTAATTCACTAGGTATTATGAAAGTCAATCCAGACTTAGCAAAAGTATTAGGTAATAGAACTGCAAAAGAAATATATGATTATTATGTAAAATTACATCCACAACTATTTGAACTAACAAATGAATTTTATAAAGTTAGACAAGAAATGGTTATTCCAGAATTAAAAGAAAGTGGAATGTATGACAAAGAACTAATTGCTAAATTAGAAAACAATAAAGAATACGTTACATTTAACGTAAGAAAATATTTGTTAGAACGTATAGAAAAATACGGGCCAAACTCAAGCGCTACAAGATTTTTAAAAGGATCAAAAGGTACATTTGATGACATTATGAATGTATTTAATGCAACACTTGAAAAAGATATGTTGTTAATGGTTGAAGCCAAAAGACATAGAACAATGGCTTTAACTGTTAAATGGTTAAAAGAAAACAAAAATTGGATGGAAGCATATGGTAAAAAATCTGGAGAAGCATATAGACCAGATAGAGTTATTTACAAACCTAAATTTATTGGAGAAGGTAAATTAGAAAAACCAGCTAAAGGCATGGAACAATTTAGTTACATGAAAGATGGTAAGATGCAACATTGGCACGTTAATAAATTTGTAGCACAATCATTTAAAGAAAATCCAAACGGTACAATGATGATGTACAAAATTATGACAGGAACAGGTGATGTATTTAGAAAAATGTTTACAGAATATAATCCTGCTTTTTGGCCAATCAACTTGGGTAGAGATTTAAACAGATCAGTTAAATTATTAAAAGGTGCTAGATATATTGATATTGCTGGTAAAGGTAAAAACTCATTATTAAAATATTACTTTAAAGCAGTTAAACCTGCATACCAATCTATTTTTAAAGATGGTACTGAACTTACTAGATGGATGGAAAGTGAAGGTTTTTTAATCTCTATGAATGAAGGATATAGAGGACAAGCAGGTAGTAAAGCATTAATGAAGGGTCTTGATCCAGACACATATATGCTTGAAAGATTACTTGGTGATATGCAAAAGAAAAAAGGATTTGATAAATTTTGGAATGATACGTTTGGTCATTTATTTTCTACACTAGGTAACTTTGCTAGAATGTTTGAAAGAACACCTAAAATTGCAGGAACTATGTATTTAAGAGATGCAATTAAAAGAGGTGATTTAAAAATGAATGATAAAGAAATGATGTTAAGAATACAATCGGAAGTAGGATCACCAAACTTTTTAAGACAAGGTAGATTAAATGCATTTACTAATAATTTATATTTATATTCTAATGCATTTAAAGAAGGTTGGAGAGCAGATATAACTAGGTTTAGAGAAGACCCTGCATCAGTTGGTGGTAAGTTTATAGCTTATAACGTAATGCCTAAAATTTTACAAAAAATGATGGAAGTAGGATTATTTGGTGCTTCGTTAGGTATGGTTTATAAATACGGTATATCTGATTGGGATAAAATAAATTACATTCCAATTGTTTTAGGTGAAACACAAGATGGAAGACCAGTATATTTAAGAATACCACAAGACGAAACATCTAGATTAATTAATGGATTTTTATACAAAGCAATGAGTATTGGTGATGATGGAAAGACAGGTACATTTGAAACACCTGCTGATTTGTTTGGTTATTTAGGTAGTTCTGGTTTACCTTCTATGAACCCAGTATTTAGTTTATTTGGTGATGTTATTGGTTGGATGAATGGTACTACTCCATATGATGATTTTAGAGGTACAACTGCAATTGATAAAACAACTGATAAAGCAGATGATGCTAGAAAAAACAAAGAATTATTAAAATGGTTCTTTAATACTTATTCTGGTCAAGGTTTATATAAATTCAAAAGCAATAACTTTGAAGAAATATCTTCAGAATTAGAAGAAATGCTTGATATGCCAGTAGTAGGTAGAATACTTAATAGATTTGTAAAAATTGGTAATAATCCAATAGTAGGATATATGGAAAATTCTGAAGGTGGATTACAACAATACGAAAAAGAAAATGCTCAAGTTACACTTGATTTTAAAGAAGCTATTGTAAATTTAACTACAGGTGAACCATTAACAAATAAACATAAAATGGCATTATTAGCAAGAAGTGAAAGTTTAAAAACTAATAAATTATTAATTGACAGATTATCTCAAATGGCTGGTGGAACTGTATTGTTACAAGATTTTTTAACTGAAACAGACAGTAAAAAACAAGCTATTATGATTATGAAGTTAGTTGAGTTTATAGAAAAAACTGATAATACATATCCTATTAACTTTATTAAAGAACAAAAATCTGATAAAATAGAGGAATAATTATGACAATTACTACTACTATTATAAAAAACAGTTATTCTGGTGATAATTCACAAACAGTATTTCCATATACTTTTAAGATAAATACGGATGCTGATATACAGGTTCTTGTTAGATCATCTCTTGGAACTGAAACATTAAAAACTTTATCAACTGATTACACAGTTAGCGGTGCAGGTGATGCAGGTGGTGGAAATGTAACTATGGTTGTTGCACCTTTATCTAGTGAAACATTAGTTATTAGACGTTCAACTACACAAACTCAAGAATTAGACTTAGTAGAAAATGATCCTTTTAGTGCAGAAACAGTAGAAGGTGCATTTGATAAATCAGTATCATTAGTACAAGAAATTCAAGAAGAAGCAGACAGATCAATTAAACTATCAAGAACAAATACTATGACATCAACTGAATTTACAGTTGGTGCTACAGAACGTGCTAACAAAGTTCTTGCATTTGATAGTACAGGTGAATTATCAGTTGCTCAAGAATTAGGGCAATTTCAAGGCAATTGGACATCTGGTGAAACATATGCTCAAAGAGATATTATAAAAGATACATCTAATGGAAATATTTATATTTGTATAACAGCACATACTTCAAGTGGCGCACAACCTATTTCATCTAATACGGATGTTGCTAAATGGTCTTTATTAGTTGATGCAGAAAGTGCAACATCATCTGCAACTGCGGCGGCGGCAAGTGCAAGTGCGGCGGCTACATCAGAAACTAATGCGGCTACATCCGCTACTGCGGCGGCAACTTCAGCTACCAATGCGGCAACTAGCGAAACCAATGCGGCAACTTCAGAAACAAATGCGGCGGCTAGTGCAACAACAGCATCTACTGCGGCAACCAATGCTCAAACAAGTGAAACTAATGCGGCTACCAGCGAAACTAACGCCGCTACCAGCGCAACAAACGCATCCAATTCTGCTACGTCTGCGGCCAGTTCAGCAACTACAGCAACTACAAAAGCTAGTGAAGCATCCACATCAGCTACAAACGCCGCAAGTTCAGCGTCATCAGCATCTACATCAGCAACCAACGCATCTAACTCGGCAACCGCCGCAAGTACATCAGAAACTAATTCTGCTAATTCTGCAACTGCATCCGCTAGTTCCGCTACATCTGCGGCCAATTCTGCTACTGCGGCTGAAACAGCATATGATAATTTTGATGATAGATATTTAGGGCCAAAAGCAAGTGATCCAACATTAGACAATGATGGGGATGCTTTGTTAAATGGGGCTTTATATTTTAATACAACAACTAATGTTATTAAATATTATAATGGATCAAGTTGGTCACCAGTTGAAGCAGTTGATACATCTAATTTAGCAACCAATGGGTTTAGCATTGCAATGGCAATCGCCCTGTAGTATAAGGATAATATATGGCACAAAATTTTAGAAGATACACAAGTAATGATGTAGGAACATCAGCATCAACTCTATTTACTTCAGACAGTTACGATACTGTTGTAGGTATATCAGTTTCAAATGTAACTGGTTCATCAGTTATAGCTTCAGTTTATATTAATGATGGTGCTAACGACATCTATCTTGTTAAAGATGCACCAATACCAAGTGGTTCATCATTACAAGTTTTAGATGGTGGAGCAAAGTTTGTAGTTCAATCTGGTGATGCTTTAAAAGTAATATCAGATACAGCTTCATCTTTAGATGTTTGGGTATCTACAGTAGATGCAATAAGTACATAGGAGATTAATGCCGTTTATTGGAAATCAACCAGCATTAAGTTACACAAGTTTTGCAAAGCAAGACTTCACTACAAGTGCGACTACATCTTACACACTTGACCATCCTGTAACTAACGAAAATGAAATTGCATTATTTATTAATTTTGTTCGTCAAGAACCTACAACTGCTTATACTGCAACGAATACTACTTTAACTTTAACAAGTGCTACATCTGCATCAGATGATATGTACTGTGTGTTTTTAGGTAAAGCTGTTCAAACAGTAAATCCTCCAGTTGGTTCAGTAGGTGCATCACAAATAAGTGATGGTTCAATCGCTTTAGGAAAATTATCTGCTACTGGTACAAAAGACGCAACTACATTTTTAAGAGGAGATAACACATTTGCTGTCTGCTGGTGGAACTAACACTCCAAACTTTTCTGCTACTAATTCAACTTTACAAACTTTATCTTCAGGCACTAATACAAAATTAAATTTTAGTATTGAAACTTATGATTCAAATAATTGCTATGATACTAGCACTAGTAGATTTACACCTAATGTAGCTGGAAAATATGTATTTTTTGGAGGAACTGGGTTTCAAAGTTTTGCTTCTGGTGGTCGTTTTATTTTATATAAAAATGGTTCTGAAGCTAAATATATAGATTTTCCAGAAAGTGGTGCTTATGGTTTTTATGGAAGTACAACAGAACAAGCAAATGGTTCAAGTGATTACTTTGAAATATATGGAAACGTAACTACTGGACAACAAGTTGGTGGTGGAGGTGCTAGTGGAGTTATCTTTGCTGCACACAGAATTATAGAATAAGGAAAATAAATTATGGCAATAACAAAAATACAATCTGAAAGTCTTAACCTAGCAGACACTTACGATTTTACAGGAACTGTAACTGGTGCTGGGGAAAGTAATGCACCATATTTTTTTGCTGGTAAATCTGGAGATCAACAAATATCAAATAATACAGTAACAAAAATTCAAATGAATAATGAAATTTTAGATAGTGCTTCAGCATACGATCCATCAAGTAATTACAGATTTACACCTCAAACTGCTGGAAAATATTTTGTTAGTGTAAACTTTTCTATGTACGCAACTTTACAATTTGGAACTACCGATTTAGAAAATATCCAATGTTTTATATATAAAAATGGTTCAAATATGTCGAATACAAGAGGTGCTATTGGTTATTCTGGTAATCCTGGACAATTTGGAAATGTAAGTACATCAGCAATAGTAACAATGAATGGAAGTTCAGATTATTTAGAAGTATTTGGTTATGGAAGAACTGTAAGTGGAAATAATACTGGAGTTGAAAGTGGAAACTCTAATTTTTACGCATTTTTAATATCAACAACATAAAATTAAGGAGGTAAAACTATGGCACAACTAAGTAACAAAATAAAAGAATACTGCAAAGCTAACAATGTTAGTGATGTAGATTTCTTAGAAGATGTTAAGTTGCAAGATGATGGTCAAGGTGCGTATATCAAAGAATGGAACTTAGATATTGCACAACCAACTGATGAGCAATTAGCATCTTATGAAACTACTGCAAATACTGCTGAGAGTAATGCAACAGTCGATGCAACAAGAATAAGTCAATATGGTTCTTGGGGAGATCAGTTAGATGAAATCTACCATGATATTGATGCTTGGAAAACAAGAATACAAAGTGTAAAAGATAATAACCCAAAGAGTTAAAGGAATAATTAATGCCGTATATAGGTAGAGATACAGACAAGATAAGCAATGTAGAGGTACTAGATAACATTACCTTTGATGGTAGTTCTAGTTACACATTACAAAAAGGTGGAAGTAATTTTACACCTAGTTCTGCTAACACATTATTACTTAGTATTGATGGTGTAGTTCAAGCTGGTAACTTTACTGTATCTGGTTCAACAATAGATTTTGGAACAGCAGTAGCAGGAACTTCTACTTGCGATTTTGTATTACACTATGGAGTTGGATTAATTACTACTCCAGCAGATGGTACTGTTTCTCTTGATAAACTTTCAGCAACAGGAACTAAAGATGCTACAACTTTTTTAAGAGGAGATAATACTTTTGCAGCAGCTGGATTAAATGGTTGGTCTGAAAATGGAAGCAACAATGATTTACTTCCAGCAAATGCTAGTGCTGGAATTTATTTAGGAGTTAATTCTGCAACAGCAGCTAATCTTTTAGATGATTACGAAGAAGGAACTTTTACACCAGCTTGGTATTTTTCTGGTGGTGGTTCTGTCGGTATTGCTACACAAACTGGAGTTTATACAAAAGTTGGTAGAATGGTTTCTTGCAGACTTGTACTTGCTACAAGTAGTACATCTTCTCCAAGTGGATCTGCATCTATTACAGGGTTACCTTTTACTCAAAAATCTGGTTATGAAGGTGGAGCAGCTGTCGGTATTGCTTATAGATGGGCTACTAATTTTAGTACTTTTCAATTTAGAACAAATGAAAATTCAACAGTAATAAGTGTATATAAACAAGCATACGATGGTGAAGCAGCTAATTTACAAGGAAGCGATTTTTTAAGTGGTAGCAGTAAAAATATAGTTGCTTTAGGATTTACTTATGAAGTTTAACAACAACACAGGAGACAACACATGGCAATAACTAAAGAGACACAGATTGGTAAAATCGAAGTGGTCGGAAAATACAAATCGGTTCAAGTAAGAACTGATACTGTAATTATTGAAGATGGCAACGAATTATCAAGAAAGTATCATAGACATGCTTTAATGCCAGACAGCAGACATATCATCTGAACACACAGAAGTTCAAGCAGTATGTAACGCAGTTTGGACACAAGATGTTAAAGATGCTTATGCAACTTTTAAAGCTAATCAAGAGAATAACTAATGGCAATAATTAAACCAAACAATAATACAATATCAGCTATAACTGCTTTACCAGCAGCTATTACTACTGGTAAGGTTTTGCAAGTTGTTAGTGCAACTTACGACAATCAAACAAGTAATGGTACTGGTGGATTTGTTGATAGTGGATTAACTGTAACTATAACACCAAGCAATTCTTCTTCTAAAGTTTATATCGCAGTTTGCCAACAAGCAGTTTATAACACTTCTGCTGCTGAAGGTGTTACTTGTAGATTATTGAGAGGATCAACTACTCTTTGTGATTTTGCTAGATATGCTTCTTATAGTAGTGCAGCAGATTTTGATGGAGAAAGTTGTAATTTTTTAGATACACCATCAACAACATCAGCAACAACTTACAAAGTTCAATTTGCATCTAGTGGTGGTGGGGGAACAGTAGTAGCACAATCAAATAGTTCAACAAGTTCTATAGTTGCAATGGAGATAGCAGGATGATTATAGAAGCAATACTTAAAATAAATCCTAACGCAAAAGTAGTTGTTAGAGGAGATGATATTAACACTTGTGAAATAGAATGGCACAATGGAACAACACCTATTTCTAAAGCTGACATAGAAGCTAAAATGGTAGAGGTACAAGCAGAGTATGATGCTAACCAATATCAAAGAGATAGAGCAACTGCTTATCCATCAATTCAAGAACAGCTAGATATGCAATACTGGGATAAAGTTAATGGTACTACTAACTGGGAAGATGCTATTGCTAAAGTAAAATCAGATATAG